CGTCGTTCGTCAGCCTTAAGGCTTATGGCGCTCGCATGAACATGCCTCTGCTGCAGGACATGCCGCTGGCGCACGACGTAGACATATCCACTGAGCAGGAAAAGATGGTTGAGGAGTACTGCGACAACGACATCATGACGACGCTGGAACTGTTGCGCCAGCTTGAGAACGAGCTGGTTATCCGGGTAGACATGTCCAGGCGGTACGGTGTTGACATGCGCAGCAAGTCCGACTCCCAGATGGCTGAGCAGGCCTACATAAGCAGCCTGGGGTTGGTGCGTAAAGAGAACAGGGTTCCTAGCACCATCACCTACAAGCCTCCGGAGTTCCTGAGCTTCAAGTCTGAGCTACTGAGCGACCTGCTCAACCGGGTATCTAACCATGTGTTCAGCATGAACCAGAGCACCGGGCACGTAGTGTTGCCGGACTTCCTGGGCTCAGAGCAGATTGTATTCGGCTCCGGCTCTTACCAGCTGGGCGTTGGTGGTATACACAGCACGCATGATAAGTCAGTGTGCTACGTTGCCGGGCAGGACAGGGTCTTCGACATCGATGTCACCTCGTACTATCCATCAATCATTCTGAACTGCGGCCTGGTTCCGGAAGGTCTGGGGCAGCCGTTCTTAGACGAGTATCGCAAGATCTACAATGAGCGGGTTGCCGCTAAGAGGGCAGGTGACAGGGCCAAGATGGACACCCTGCGCATTGCGCTCAACGGCACGTTCGGCAAGCTCGCCAGCCGGTGGTCGGTGTTGTATGCGCCGGACTTGATGCTGGCGGTGACGCTGACCGGGCAGTTCACGCTGCTGATGCTGATTGAGTGGTTGGAGGCGGTTGGAGCTAAAATATTGTCAGCCAACACTGACGGTATTGCCATAGGTTGCAGCGACTCACTATTCACCACTGTTGAGAAGGTTGTGAGTGAGTTCACAGCGCTGTCAGGTTATAACTTTGAATTCACACATTATAGAGCACTAGCGATGAAAGACGTCAACAACTACTACGCTGTCAAGACTGACCGCTCACTCAAGACCAAGGGCATCTACGCCCCTCTGTCCCTGCGCAAAAACCCTACCGCTCAGGTATGCGCCGATGCTGTAGGCCAGTGGCTAGCCCACGGCACCCCGTTGCTAGAAACCATAAAAGGCGCTGGTCTGGAGAGCTTCCTGAGCGCTCGCAACGTGACCGGCGGTGGTGAGCAGTCAGGATGCTACCTGGGCAAGGTGGTGCGCTGGTACCAGAGCAACGAACCCGAACTGCCTCCTATAAGATACGTCAAGAACGGCAACAAGGTGCCCAAGACCGATGGAGCTCGCGCATGCATGCGGCTGCCCTCCAGCATACCTGAAGACATAGACTACGAATGGTACTGGAAGGAGTCCATTCGCATAGCTAAGGCGGTGGGCTGTGAGGCCTACTTAACCAAGGCAGAGCTAGACGCTGTGTCACCGATCAACAAACCGAGTAAACGCAAAAATGGAACACATTGAAGATAACAGCGGAAACCGTAAGACAGTTTACGTAGTAATGTCACCGGACGGTAAAGACATGACCGACGCCCGTCGCTACGGAGACCTGAGGGTGATGTTCTTGAACACCCGTCGCCCGTACGACACCGCAAAGACGCTAGGCATAGCACGTGAGGTGTTGTCCAGGTGGCAGCCGGGTGATTACCTGCTGATGATTGGAGACCCGATGCTTTGTGCTGTGAGCATGACCGTGTTGGCTGAGACCCAGCCCTACATTGACGTGCTCAGCTGGGACAGGGTCAGACTGCAATACGCACCCACGAGGTGGGAACTGGATTTTTAACCAGGCGGGGTGACAACCGCCTCCAACTTAGAGAAAGGAAAACAAACAATGTCAAACTGGAAGGATAGCCTGCGTACAGGCAAGCAGCAGGTGCCACCGCGCATCTGCATCTATGGGGGGCACGGCATCGGCAAGTCCACGCTAGCCAGCCGGTTCCCCTCACCGATCTTCATCAGCACTGAGGATGGCTTAGACTCGCTAGACGTGACTAGCTTCCCTCGGGCGCAGAAGATCGGCGACGTAGTTGACAGCATTAAGACGCTGCTCAAGGAAGAACACGACTTCAAGACCGTTGTGATTGATTCGGTTGATTGGCTGGTTGAGCCGCTAATCTCAACTAGCATCAATGAGCAATATGACGAGAAGCAGCAGGCCTACGGCAAGGGCCAGATGTACATGGCCGAGGAGTTCCGTGAGATCCTGCAGGGGCTAGACGCACTGCGAGTTCGTCGTGGTATGAACGTAGTGCTGATTGCTCACGCTGCGGTGGTCAAGTTTGAAGACCCGCGCACCGACCCGTACGATCGCTACCAGCCCAAGTTGCCCAAGCAGTGCAACTCCCTGCTGCAGGAGTGGATCGATGTGTTGGCGTTCGCGGCCTTCAAAGTCATCATCAAGAAGTCAGACGCCAAGGGTTTCGATTCCGCCAAGGTGCGCGGCACAACCAACGGCGACCGACTGTTGCACTTTGTGGACAACCCTGCCTACGCAGCTAAGAACCGCTACAACTGTCCTGAGGATGCCGATATGAACATCGAAACCCTCACCCGGCTCATTCCCCTGGCTAGTTAATCTTTAATCACTTAGGAGTATTCAAAATGGCTAAATTCGGATTCGACGTTTCTGAAGTTGAGATCAACGCACCTGTCTCTCGCGACCCTATCCCCGATGGCACCTATACCCTCAGGGCTATTGAGGCTGAGGAGAAGAGCACCTCGTCCGGCGGCACCATGATCGTAGTCAAGTACGAGGTAGTTGGCGGAGACTACAATGGTCGCTGGTTGTGGAACAACTTCAACGTGGTCAACAAGAGCGAGAAGGCTCAGAACATTGCTCGCCAGCAGCTGGTGGCATGGGCCACCGCCTGCGGCAAGCCTGAGGCCGATGACACCGACAAGCTCATCGACAAGAAGTTCAACGCTGTCGTGTCTATTGAGAAGGGCACAGGTGGGTATTCCGACCGTAACACCATCAGGTCTTTCCTGACAGGTGAGGCAAAGGCCGATAAACCAGCGCCAGCCGCTCCTAAGGCCGCTCCAGCGCCAGCGGTTAAGGGTTCGGCTAACCCATGGGACTAAGCACGCTCAGGTAGCGTTTTACGGGGGTGCTACGGCACCTCTTTTCATAAAAGGAGATCGGTATGGTGGCTATACCTAAGAAGCCCGCTGATGAGATTGTCAGCAGGGTGTATGAGGCAATCAGAGCCGAGCAGGACAGCGACCTGAGGCTGAGCAGGCTGGGCGCTTCTGGCATCGGTGAAGAGTGCTTGCGACGCGTCTGGATGAGCTGGAGGGGTTATGACAAGAGCGAGTTCGACGGCAGGATGCTGAGGTTGTTCGGCACCGGGCACTGGCAGGAAGACCGAATAGTGGGTGACCTATGCCGTGCTGGGCTCAAAGTGTGGGACAAAGACGAAAAGACTGGCCTGCAGTATACGTTCGTTGACGACACACGACACTTTGTGGCTAAGCTAGACGGGGTGGTCACTGGGGTTCCTGGCAACACCAAAGCCCCGCACGTGTTGGAGATAAAGACACACAACAAGAACAGCTTCTCGGCGCTGGTCAAGCATGGTCTGCGCTCGTCTAAGCCCTCTCACTACGCTCAGATACAGTCTGGGATGTGGCTATCTGGTATGTCTAACGGGCTGTACGTAGCTGTCTGCAAAGATGACGAGCAGTTCTATGTTGAGATTGTGAAAGTTGATAAAGAGTTCCACGTGGAGACTGCGCACAAAGTCATCAAGCTAGTTGAAGCCACTATGCGTCCAGCAGGTATAAGCGCTGACGCTAGCAGTTTCGGCTGTAAGTACTGCGACATGAAGTCCGTATGCGTGGGCGAGAAGCCTCCGCTACGCACTTGCCGCTCCTGCAGGTATGTCCTACCGGTCAAGGACGGCACCTGGGTCTGCACGGTCTCAAGCGCTGAGTTGTCGCTAGATGAGCAGTTGGTGGCCTGCGAGGAGTACACACAGCTATGATTACAATCGGTATAGACCCTGGCCTAACTGGTGCTATAGGGGTGCTGCACGATGGCGTTTACGTTGCTGTAGAGGACATGCCGACAGTCACCAAGGGGTCTGGTAGTGTAAAGCATGAGGTTGACGCCGCAGGGCTTATCTCGCTGCTAAAGCAGTATCTGTCCCCGAGCGATTATTCAGCCCTAGTGCTTGAGAAAGTAGGGGCTATGCCGGGACAAGGAGTGTCCTCGGTGTTCAGCCTGGGTGACAGCTACGGCTCAGCCCGCACAGCATGCGCTTCAACGGGTCATGAGCTACACCAGGTGGCCCCCGTGACTTGGAAAAAGCACTTCAAGCTGACGGCCGACAAGGA